TCCTTGAGTCGTTGTTCAATGGCTCGGGCAAACGCAACCATTTCCGCATCGCTTCTTGGTTCGTTATACATCTCGTAAATTTCTTCCTCCGTCAGCCCTACCCACGGTTTCTTGTAGACCTGTGTGTCATCGTCTTCTTCGATCATGTGTTCTCCCGGTAGTAATCCAAACCTGACTGCCGCAGCAACAGCTTTGTCTTTGGTCATTTCCTCTTCCCCTTGGGCTGCTCTTCTTTAAGTTGTTCGCACGTTCCCTCTGGCGTGAGGGATTTGATGCAGGGCTTCTCGCTGACGGCGCATATCAGGATGACTGTGTGTTTGGTGCGTACTTTCTGAAAGTAAATACATTTCAGGCATGGCTTCATGTGTTCTTCTCCTTCAGTTTTGTTTCAATTGCTTGCATAAATCCATCAATATCAAAGGCATCCTCCCAGTCCCACCATTTCATTTGCTGTATTGCTACGCGCTCCTCTTCCGTCAGCCCTGCCCACGGCTTCTTGTAGTCTTGGATGTCATCGTCTTCCTCAACAATGCGGCGCACAACCATGCGGCGCATCTCTACCTCGCGCTCAAGGCGCTGGAATTCTTCATCTTCTTCAGTCATGTGTTCTCCTTTGGGGGTATGCACGTGTGAATTATGGTCAAGTCGGTGAAGCTCTTGTTGCATGTCCGGCAGAGCCAGCGCTCCTCTGGCTGTGCTGCGGGTGGGGTGATATAGAGAAGGGTTCCTTCAGGTGGAGGGTCGCCAAACCAGCCGTGTACCAACGAGCCATCAAGCCAACGCACCACGCTACCTACCGGCTCCTGCACTGGCTGTGCCAAGGCTTCTTTGATGGCGGTGATGGCTTCGTCAATAAGCTCATCCTCATCTGTGCTTGTTTCAGCATGGATGTACGTCAGCGCCTCCAGCGCCAGCTTCAGTGCCTCTTCTTTAGTCATCATCACCCTCATTTGCTTCATCAATCAGTTGCTGTTTAACAAACTCCAAGCAGCCAACCACGGTTGCCAAGTACAGGGTGTCATCGTATTCGTGGATTGTCTTGAGCAAGTCCTCAACCAAACTGTCTATGAGTTTCTTTTGGTCAGTCATGCTTGTCCCCTTGCTCGGATGGCTCTGCCAATTGCGCCGTCTTGCAACGGGTCCATGCTGTCGCCAATCATTGCACACGCCTCACGCTCTGCCTCGACTGCGCGTTTAACCAACTCCACCAAGTGCGGGGTTGATACTGTCCATGTCGTGAAGTTCTCGGCCTCTGCAATCACCTCACGCAGCGTCTGTAATATTTCGTCTTGTGTCATTCTTGTCCCCTCTCTCTGTCAAATCAAAATATTAAATCCAATTGAGGCGGCTTGGGCAGCGGCCTACCGTCGTACAGGTTGCTACGCCACATGGTCACCGTATCCATGTGATTGTGTGTTTTTATTGGCTCAACCTTTGTGATGGGATCAATCCAACCAATCATTTGCAAAGCCTTTACGCCTGAAACCCATGTGTTGTGGTGCAAAGTCATTGGCAAGAACAATAAATTATTTTTGCAATGATCCCGAAACTCATCACCCAAAACAATTGGTTTTGCTGTAAGCAACTGCTCTGCGTTGATCAAGTAATTTTCAACAAAGTTTGGCTCCTTTCTGTACGCTTTACTCCAACATTTTTGAGCAAGGTCCAAAGCAGCGTCCATACGATCACTCATAACGTAGCCCCCTATGGCGGTTTCTGGGCGTCATATCAACAAACTCCAAATCCAAACGCCAGTGAAGAACAGCGCCAGACACATCACTGCCAGCACTACAAAAATACACCACAGCATCCACGCGCCAATGGTGTGCCATGTGTCAGGCACTGGCTCGATGTCGTCAGGCACGATGGGGTACGGCTTGACCTTGCGGGTTTCCTCGTTCATGCTTTCCTCGCTTCCAGCATTGCGTCTGCCATCTTGTATGCAAAATGAGCAATCAAACCAAAATCGTTATTGCTCCGCCAAATGGGGTCTGACAACATTCCTTGCATCGCCTTTGCCGCAAAGTAGTCGCGCAGGGTCATGCCGTCATAGATTGGGTTTTCAATGCCCGGGTGGCACGGAAACGCTGGCCCACCTGTGTTGCTCATGCTGCCTCCTTGGGTTCATCAATTGCCAGATAAGCCTTTAAACGCTTAACTCGCTGCTTGTTGTAGGTGACCAGCGATTGGGCGTACTCGACTGCGCTCTCCGCTTGCAGCAACTCGTGCTCGGCATGCATTAACTCATGCGTGACAGCCTGTGCCGGAGTTACAGTTCTCAGCATCAGCCTCAACTCTGTCCATAAATATCTCCACATAGCGTTACTCCGGTTGTTTCGGTTCTAATTTTTTCATCACGCGCTGGTTCTTGTTGGATCGACCCTTCCTGCGCTCCCCCGTGTCTTCTATAAACCCCTTGTCCAGCAAAGCCCGATAACGGGCCGTGATGGAGGAGTATGGGAAGCCCTTGAAGCGGTCAAGCAACTGATCACTGATACACCCCTCCGGATAGGTGCATATGGCCTCGTACACCATCTGCTCCAACTGTGTCGAGTTAACAGATGCCGCCGCCGCCTGACTCGTGTCAGGGTCGTTGCTGCGGACAAGAGTTTTGGGATCAGACCCAAAGAGGCTGAACAAATCAGCTTGCGATAAATTTTTCATTCCGGCTCCTCTCTGATTACGTCATATGCTTTGGTGATCCAAAAACCTGCGTGGTTAACAAGCATGCCCTTGGCCGTCATTTCCTGCGTTGTTCTACAGCGGCGGTCATGGCCGTGCTCCCCAACCCGATGCATGTCAAACGCAGCGTTGCTGTTGAAGTACTGTTTACACGCTTGGCATTGATTACGGCTTCCGGTCAGGTTCATGATCTCCCCCGTTTCGTATGAAGTTTTTGCTGACCTCCTGCTCGGCAAGTTCGGCAAACGAAAGGCCGGACGGGAATCTCATCTGCGCCGCCTCAATACCGTTTACAACTTTGATGGACTTAATGAGGCCATCATTGAAGCCGTTGGTGTAGGCATCGCCGGAAGACAATCGCGCAGACAGCCCCTCTCGTATGATCTGGGTCATGGGGATCTTGTTGGCCTTGGAGAACCTCTTGAGCCGCACAATGTCATCCGGCTCAAGGTAGGTCATGAAGGGTTTGTAATTAACTGAAAATGCCATGGGACATCCTTAAAAGGGAACTTCTTGGTAATCGTCAACCAAGTTATCAAATATTTGCTTGGCCACTTCGTTTCCGTGCAACTCGGTTCGGCTTTCTATGCCACAGCGTTTACACAGCCTTGCCGCAGCCTCGTCCTCATCGGTGGCGCCTAAGTAATCTTGAAACTTGGAATCCTTGCAAAGCATTGCAGCCTTCTGAACTCTGTTGCTGTACGGTGTGGCGGACTCGTCATCTTGAATCCGCACCAGCGCACAACCGTATCGCGCCCCAACGAAGTCACGCAGAATCTCTTCTGGGCATTCGTCAGGGTGGATCGCCAGCGTCAAGACAAAACCTGTTCGGTCTTGCTTGAGCGCTACCTTTCTAGCTTCAAACTGCAAGGCCATGGACTTTGGACTCAAGGTAATCAATGACGCCCATCAACTTTGTTTCGCGTTCAGCGTACAAGCGGTTGTCAATCGAGAGCTTTTCAATTTTGTGCAAAAGCACAGCCGTTGTGTCTTCCATGACCTTGATTACCCTGTCACGCTCAGCCAGAAGCTTGGCATCATTGCGAATGACCCTCGCTTCTGCTTTTTTCTTGGCCCTATTGCGCCCGTGCAGTGCTTGATGTGCGTAGGCGGCTGAGGTTCCAATCGCCTTAGAAACCTCAAGAGTGGTTGCCTCTGGGTTGGCCTTGCCATACGCAATGATCCGATCCTTTATTGTTTCAGCCTTCTTCTTTTTTTGTACCGACCAGCAGTTGTAGACTGTTTTAACATTGCAGTTGCAAGCAAGCGCTACCTCCTTGGCTGTAGCGTTTGGATTGGCTGCGGTGAATTCTGCAATTTGTTTTTTAGCGGTCATGTTGTTCTCCTTAAAAAGGAATATCTTTATCGCCGAAGTCATCTTCTTGGCGGATGGGCTGGCGGCTGTAGCCGCCCTCTTCTTGCTTGGGCAAAAATCGGTCAACGGCAATCGACAGGTATGTCTTGCCGTCCTTGCCAACCTTCTTCCAGCCAGACAGCTTGACAACCGTCAGGCCGTCCTCTGATTTGATGTTGGTCATGTCCTTCAGGTTGATGGCAATGTTGCCCCAGTAGTCGGGGGATTTCGGCCCCTTCTTGCTGTTCGATGCGCGTAGCGAACCACTGTCGGGGTACGCCTTGTACTCAGGGGCTTTGGATTGATATGGCATTACTTGCTCTCCGATAATTGCTTCTTGATTTCTGCGAAGCGGTTGCGAATCTGATCGTAAAGATCAGGGCGGCTTACCTTGAGTGAATCAAGTTGTGTTTGATTCGACTTCCAGTAACTGTTTAAACCTTTGACGTCTGTGCAATGGTTCGTGTATGTCATCATTCCCTCGGCAAACAACTCGGCATTCGCATCTGCGTTGCCGGTGTTGACCTCAAGATCAGCCGTGGCAGTGGAAGTGACAACCTTGACAATGACGGGTTCTGCTTGACCATCTGTCTCTGGCAGATCCTCACCCGCATAGATGTACAGGCCCAGACCATGTAGGGCAATCGCTTTAACCAAGCAACGCATGATGGATGTGTTCACATCAAAAGAAGTGGGTGCAGTGATTGGCTTGTTCCGGTAATCCAGCACAGGCAACATACAAGTCATTGGCTTGTCAAACATGGTGACGGTTACCCACACCATGAATGTGTCTCCCATAATCATGAGCGGCCCACCGTGCGGTTGCATCTCCACCTTGAAGCTGGCCTTGGGGTCAGCCTTCAGCGCCTCTGCCCAAGCCCATGCCCATGACAGGTAGGTCAGACCATTTTTCTTTTCCGTGTGGTCGTTGACGTTGATCTTCAGCAGGTCATTTGGTGTCATTTGAAATCTCCTTGTTCCAGTAATGTGTGGCGCAGTAGAGGTCCATATCCACAACATTTGTAAAGGCGTGGAACGCCTTGATGTCTGCAAGTTGGAGCACCCTCTCTTGTTCTAAATCCAAGCAGCCCTCCAAAAAAGACCAAGGGTGAAAGCGAACGTAGGTGTCGGAGATGGCAAGCACATGTCCCATCAATACGTCACCGCTTGTTTTAAAAATCATGTAGCGTCCGCCACTAAGGTCATTCGTCAGCATTGCGCTCTCCTTGGTATTGGGCGCACCATTGAGATACCCCGCAGAAGTCTCCAGTGCAGCGCTTCGGTTCTCCGAGTCTTGTTTCGACATATCCTTTTTCCTTCTCAGCCAGTTCAGTGGCCTCTTCTATGGTTTTAAAAACACGGATGGCAGTCTTCCTACCCTCCCTCTTAACCGCG